CCAGATAATGATAAAGGATTAATTTCTAAAACAGATGGCTTAGATCACGCCATAGCAAAATATGTGTCCACATTGAAAGCCGCTAAATGAAAGGTGAAGAAAGACCTTATCTAAAAAAATATGATATAGAAAAAAAGGTTAATCCATTTGAAAGTGTTCCAGAAGATAGAACAGCCGTAGATAACATTTTAAGGGTGAATCACGGTAATCAAATGAGATTAAACTTAATGGCTGATGCTAAAGCTAATATTATGATTACTGTTTCTTCTCTTGTTTTTTCAATCGCTATAGCTAATTTAGATAATGAATTAATGAAATGGCCTTTGATAACATTTGCAACCGGAAACTTTTTTACATTATTATTTGCCATATTTGCAATCATTCCAAAAACAGCTTATCCTAAGTTACCACATTCTAATGAAATTGATAGAAAATCTCCTTGGTTTAATTCTTTATTTTTCGGACACTTTGCACATATTGATATCGATGAATATAAAAAAGATTATGCAGAAAGATTAATGACAGATGATAAAATATATGATACTATGGTAGGAGATATATACGGCCAAGGAAAAGTGCTTGCACTTAGTAAATATAAGTACCTCAAATGGTCATATAATTGTTTTCTCGGAGGGATGGCATCAGCAATGGCAGTTTTTGCATTACAAGGGGCTGCAGCAGATTTTATATTAGAGTATGGATTATGGTTAAAAGATATTATATTTGAGGAAATATCATTTACTTTTGATGGACTGAGAGAAGTAGCCTGTCAAATAAGTACTCCATGTCGACAGAAATATAACTTATAAATATGATATACAGATAACTTTATGGAACGTATAAATGAGTATATTGAATAGAAGTAAACGTCAAGGTGACGATAAAATAAATACTGTTAAGGAATTGATTATTACATCAGAAGATAAATTATGGGAAAGTGATCCAATGAAAGCATTACAATATGAAGGGACTGAACGTCGCAAAAAGTTAAACTGGTGGACAAGAACATTTTTATCCATTGTTATAGTTCTTACTTTTTTATTCTTAGTGTGGTTACTCTTTATGGAGGACCTGCCTGATGCATCTCGCGATTTAATAAATATAATGACCGGGGCGTATGTGGCGGTACTCGCCAAAGCAACGGACTACTGGTTCAAAGATAAAGATGATCCAGAACACAAAGAAACAGAACGAGAATTAGCAAAAGATGCTAGCGTCAGCTAATAAATTAAAATCTAAAAAAAGTAAAGCTATGTCTTTAGAAAAAGAAAATTTAGAGGCCCATGTTGACTTATGTGCGGAGAGGTACCAGCGCTTGGAAGAAAAGTATCAACAATTGCAAGATACTATTGATAAAAGTAATACGGTTATTCACGAAAGAATTTCCAAAATGAAAGATAGTATGGACGAAATGAAAGCATTATCAATAGAGCAACATTTTAAACAAAATAGAATAATAATAACTACTGCTGTTGCTGTTATAGGTACTATTGTTGCCGCAGTTATTCAACAGTTGATCCAGAATTAGGTTAATATGTTAACATTGATTGATATAATAGAAGAAGAACTAGATGTGTTGTTAGAGCTTGAAGAAGATCTTGCCGAAGATGATTTAACTTTGGAAGATTTTTGTGAGTGGACAGAACAGTTATCAGAAGAACAGGTAACTGAAGATCTTTTAGATGAAAAAGAGTCCCAAGCAAATTATATTTCTAGAATGAAAAAATTGGGTAGAAAAGCTAGACGTATAAACAAGTTATCTTCAACAAAAAGAAAAAAGAAAAGATCTCAATTAAAACGAAAGACGGCTGCTAAGATTCAAAAATCCGCCTTACGTAAAGCTCAGGGTGATGTAATCCCAAAATCAGTAATGAAGGCTTCAGGTACTGGTGGAATGATTAAAAGAAAAAGATGGAAAGAAATGAAAAAAGCCATGGTCGACAGAAAGGTCAAGGTAAAGAAACGTGAAGTTAGAAGAGGTGAACCCGCAAGGATGAAAGCAGCTCGTAGATCTATGGCCAAACGAGGATAAATATGCATCATATTTCAGTAAAAGAAAATTTTGAAAATACAAAGTCTTATAGTTCTGATGGTGGAAGAACTGTTCGTAAAATTATAAAAAAAAGAATTGTTTCCCGAAAAAGAACTGATGTCACAGAATCAGGTTTTGTAATGTTGAGGACAGCTCCGGTAGATGGAAATGGCCAAACCAATTGGAACAAAATAATGAAACCCAATAGCTAAATGCCAAGTACACATTATCTCGGAAATCCAAAATTAAAATCTGCTAATGTTCCAGTAGAATTTGCTGAAGAAGAATTAGCTGAGTATATAAAATGTCAAAGTGATCCTGTATATTTCATTAAAAAATATGTAAAGATTATTCATGTTGATCAAGGATTAGTAGATTTCGATCTCTATCCTTTTCAAGAGAATATGGTAGATACATTTCATAAAAATAGATTTGTGATTTGTAAGATGCCACGGCAGTCTGGTAAGTCAACTACTATTATTGCTTTCTTCCTACATTACATACTTTTTAATGAAAATGTACATGTAGGTATTCTGGCTAATAAAGGTTCTCTCGCTAGAGAATTATTAGACAGATTAAAGTTGTCTTATGAAAATTTACCTATGTGGTTACAACAAGGTATATTAGCATGGAATAAAGGTAATATAGAATTAGAGAATGGTTCAAAAGTATTAGCAGCTGCTACATCATCATCTGCAATTCGGGGATCATCTTTTAATATAATTTTCTTAGATGAGTTCGCTCACGTTCCAAAGGAATTGGCAGAAGAATTTTTTACTTCAGTATATCCAACTATTTCTTCTGGACAAACCACCAAAGTCTTTATTGTATCTACACCCTTAGGATTAAATCAATTCTATAAGATGTGGGTAGATTCAGAAGAAAAAAGAAGTAATTATTTACCTATTGAAGTTCATTGGTCTGAAATTCCGGGCAGAGATGCCAAATGGAAAGAAGAGACAATTCGAAATACTAGTGAAAGACAATTTTCACAAGAATTCGAAACAGAATTTGTTGGTAGTACACAAACACTTATATCAGGATCTAAATTAAGATCCATGCCTTTTAAGACACCAATACATTCACAAGATTTTATAGATATATTCGAAAATCCAATAGATAAACATTCATATACTTTAGTTGTTGATACAGCCAGAGGACAAGGATTAGATTATTCCGCATTCACAGTTATAGATTCGACTGAAGTCCCTTATAAACTTGTAGCGAAATATAGATGTGATACTATATCACCGTTATTATATCCTAACGTAATTTATAAGGTAGCTAAACATTATAATGAGGCATATGTATTAGTTGAAGTAAATGATATAGGAGAACAAGTAGCAGTTACCTTACACCAAGATTTAGAATATGAAAATATGATGATGATGACTTGGAAAGGTAGAGGTGGACAACAGCTGGGCGGTGGTTTTGGTAAAAATGCTCAGTGGGGAGTAAGAACTACTAAACAAGTTAAACGTTTAGGATGTGCTACATTAAAGAATTTAATTGAAGAAGATAAGATGATTATCACAGATTATGATGTGATATATGAACTTACTTCATTTTCAGCAAAAAAAGATTCATATGAAGCTGAAGAAGGACATCATGATGACTTAGTAATCACGTTAGTCATCTTTGCGTGGTTAACTAATCAGGAATATTATAAAGAATTAACAGATGTAGATTTACGTGAAAAGATGTATTCAGAGAAAATGAAAGAAATTGAAGAGAGCTATTTACCGTTTGGTATTATAGATGACGGACTGGGTGATGAGGAAATTGTTGATAATGAAGGAAATAGGTGGCAAGTTGACCGAACTGACAGAGTTCTAGAATCAGAAGGTCATCACACTTTTTTCTGAAACCGGTTTATTTATAAATAATCTTAGTAACTAATAATACATGAACTCAATGAATCATAGGAGAAGAAGATGGCATTTACAGTAAGTCCAGGAGTAGTTACTCGTGAGATTGATTTAACTACAATTGTGCCTGAGACTGGAACAACTGCAGGTGCTTTTGCTGGGGCTTTTCGCTGGGGACCCTTAGAAGAGGTTGTCAATGTTAGCAGTGAAGATCTACTCGTAGAAAATTTCCAGAAGCCTGACTCTTCAACATATCTATCTTTTTTCACAGCGGCGAACTTCTTAGCCTACGGTCAAAATTTAAATGTTGTTCGAGTAGCAAATTCACAAGCATATAACGCAACGACAGATGCGGCAAATACTGTCTTAATTAAGAGTGACGAATCCTATTACAATACATATTACACCGAATTCGGAGGCTCAGGTGCTTCTGATAATTATGGTGAGTTTGCAGCGAAATATGCAGGGGAATTAGGTAACTCACTCAAGGTCGGATTGTGCGGAGCTGATATCCCAGAAGTAGAACTGACTGGAACATTGGAAATTGCATTTGCTGGAACAGCAGGTACCATTACAGGAACATCAACATTGATGACTTCAGAATTACAAGTTAATGATGTTATTAAAAATAACGGTGGTGGTACATATTTCTTAGTAACAGCAATAGCATCCGATACATCAGCAACAGTTCAGTCTTCAAGTAATACTGATGTGACTGGTACAGTAGTATTTAATAGAATGAAATCATCACATTACGAATCAGCATCAACAGGTGTGTTGGGAACAGTTCAAGTTTCCGATGCAGCACGAAAAGTAATGACAGGAACAGGAACATATTTTGATGTTCAGTTGATAGCCGGTGACAAAGTAACAATTAATGGTGAAAGACACGAAGTAGCTTCTATTACAAGTAATACAAGCGCAACCTTAGTAACAGCAATTTCGCCAAGTTCAACAGCAATTGCTGGTGCAGTTGCATGGTCCAGAGAATGGGAATTTGCAGGTAATTTTGATTACCCGCCTACCACTTCAGACTTTGGAACTCGAAGAGGTGTAACACAAGATGAAGTTCATGTAGTTGTAGTAGATGAGGACGGAGAATGGACAGGTGTTAAAGGATCAATATTAGAAACTTTTCCAGCATTATCCGTTGCATCAGATGCTAAATCAGAAGACGGTCAAGCACTTTATTATAAAGAAGCTATTAATAGACGGTCTAAATACATTTGGTGGATGAAGCATCCAACAGGAACGGGAGCAAGTACGGCACCTAATACTGCACTATGGGGTTCTTCAGCTAATTCAGCTTCTAAACCTGCATTTACACAGAATAGAATAACTGTTAATGCAAGTATGACAGGTGGAGCAGATGGTCAAACGTTAACTGATGCTATTACAATTACAGGATTCGATAAATTTAAGTCTTCAGAAGACATAGACATTTCATTAATGCTTGCTGGTTCTTGTTCTTCAACAGTTGCCAGTTATTTAATTAGTAATATTGCAGAAACTCGAAAAGATTGTATGGTATTCATCAGTCCAGAACAAAGCGATGTTGTTAATAATGACGGCGGAGAAGTTACAGCAATTAATGATTTTAGAAATAATTTGCCTAGCACATCATATGCGGTTATTGATTCTGGATGGAAATATCAGTATGATAAATACAATGATACGTTCAGATATATTCCGTTAAATCCAGATGTCGCCGGACTCGTTGTACGAACAACATTGGAAAGAGACTTTTTCTTCTCACCTGCTGGCTTTAATAGAGGCCAAGTTAAAAATGTTGCTCGTCTTGCATGGAATCCTAATAAAACGGAAAGAGATAATCTTTATAAAAATGGTGTAAACCCAGTTGTTTCGTTTTCAGGTCAGGGTACATTATTATTCGGTGATAAAACATTGTTGGCAAAGCCTTCGGCATTTGACCGTATTAATGTACGTAGATTGTTTATTACTTTAGAAAAATCAATTGCTATCTTCGCACAATTTTCAATGTTTGAATTTAACGATGATTTTACGCGTTCATCATTTGTTTCGGCAGTAGAACCCTTCCTCAGAGATATTCAAGGAAGAGGTGGTATTACAGATTTTGCTGTAATTTGTGACGAATCAAATAATACACAGGAAGTTATAGATAGAAATGAGTTCATCGGAAGTATATTCGTGAAACCAACCAAATCTATTAACTTCATCTTACTCAACTTTGTTGCTGTTAGAAGTGGTGTAGAGTTTGAAGAAGTTGTGAATGCTGTATAAATAAAGATAATTATACAACAATATTAGGGGAAATTAAATGAGTTTTGTAGTAGATGGACAGAATAGTTTCATTTCGAAACTAGCTAAAGGAGGCGCGAGAGCTACCCTTTTTGATGTAAATGTTACACTCAAAGGGGATACGCCTACTACCGGTAGCAATCCAGGCTTCAAATTTATGTGTAAAGGTGTGCAGATCCCTGCTAATGCGTTAGGTATAACTACTGTTAATTATTTTGGTCGTGCGGTTAAGATTCCAGGCAACAGAACGTTTGAGGATTTAACAACAACTGTTATAAATGATGAGGGGTATTACCTCAGAAACCAACTGGAAAGTTGGATGGCAAAGTTGAATTCGCACGAAGGTAATGTACGCGATGCCGCGATGATAAAAAAGTTAGATGGTTATACCGCGGATATGACAGTATGGACCTACATGAAAACAGGAGTAGCAGATCAAGGATATAAATTTGAAAATTGCTTTCCAACCGCACTAGATCAAATTGATGTAAATTGGGACCCAAATGATGCGGTAATGGAATATACAGTTACTTGGGCTTACGATTATTGGGAGCACTTAGGTGTAACCAGTGGTGGTGGCAGCACAACGAGCGCAGGATAAATTTTAAGGATATCAAAAATGGCAGATTTTAGAATAAGCTCTTTTACGAGCAAATTATCAGGTGGTGGAGCAAGAACCAATCTCATGGAAATGACATTGGGTTCAGTCCCAGGAGGCGGCGTAACTACAGATTGGAGATATTTGTGTAAGGGTTCTCAAATACCCCCATCAAATATTACACCAATTGAGGTACCTTATTTTGGACGCCAAGTGAAAGTTGCTGGGGAAAGTAGAGAATTTCCTGCCTTATCTACCATAGTCGTTAATGATGAAGGGCATACCCTGAAAGCCGCACTTGAGAAGTGGATGGCGATACTTAACGGCCATAAATCAAATAAGGCCAAAGAGAACATTTTTTCAACAAGAGCTGGTTATACTACTCAAATGACATTAAAAATGTTTAGAAAAGATGGTGAGGATGACCAAACTTGGAAGTTTATCGGTGCATGGCCATCAAATGTATCAGCTATTGATCTAAGTTGGGATTCAGGAAATACAATTCAAGAATTCACCGTAGATTGGCAGTATGATTACTACTCACATGAACAAGCAAACGTTAAGTAATAACACGTTTGCTTTAATACTTATAGATAGAAATATATTATGAAATTATTTGGATTTAATATTGAGAGAGACGGTAAACCCGACTTACCCGCATTAAGTTTCCCGGAAAATCAGGAAGGTGCTATCGAGGCCACTTCGGCTGGTGGTGCCTTTGCTTCTTATCTTGATTTAGAAGCAGTCGCTAAAACTGACGCTGATTTAATAATGAAATATAGGGAAATGGCTGAACATCCCGAATGTGATATGGCAATTGAAAATATTATTCAAGAAGCCATCGTTACCAACCAAGCAAGAAACCCCGTTGATTTAGATTTAACTCATACAAATTTATCAAAAAATCTTCAAGATAGAATTTCGGAAGAATTTGAAATTGTCTTGAAATTACTTGATTTTAATAATCAAGCATATGATATTTTTAAGCGTTGGTATATTGAAGGTAGAATCTTTTATCATGTAATGATAGATCCAAAAGAAATTGAAAAAGGAATTCAAGAATTAAGATTAATTGATTCTTTTAAAATTAAAAAAGTTAGACAAATAATCCCAGATACAAAAACTCCACCTGGTGTTTTCAAATTACCTAAATTTGAAGAGTATTATTTGTTCAATGAAAAAGGATTATTAACACCAAGTCAAATGGGTGTTAAGGTAGCTCCAGATTCTATGATAATGGCACATTCAGGAATAATGACAAGAGATAAGAAATTCGTTGTTTCTCATTTACATAAAGCCATTAAAGGATTAAATCAATTAAGAATGTTGGAAGATGCTGTCGTAATTTATAGAATAGCAAGAGCACCAGAACGAAGAATATTCTATATTGATGTAGGTAACTTGCCCAAGCAAAAAGCTGAGCAGTATCTAAAAGATATTATGACAAGATATAAAAATAAGCTTGTATATGATGCCTCGTCCGGTGAAATTAAAGACGATAGACGACATCAATCGATGTTAGAAGATTATTGGCTTCCACGAAGAGAAGGTGGAAGAGGAACGGAAATTTCTACTTTACCTGGTGGACAAAATCTAGGTGAAATGGAAGATGTTGATTATTTCAGAAAGAAATTATATCAATCATTAAATGTTCCTTTATCCCGATTAGAAGCTGATACACCTTTTGTATTAGGTAGAGCATCTGAAATTAGTAGAGATGAATTAAAATTTTCAAGATTTATTGATAGAATTAGAATAAGATTTTCGCATCTGTTTTTTCAAATAATGGAAAAGCAATTGATTCTTAAAAACGTTATTCATACATCTGAATGGCCAAAATTAAGAGAAACTATCAGATTTAATTATGCACTGGATAACCACTTTGCAGAATTAAAAGAACAAGAATTAATGGCTGATAGATTAAATATGATGAGAGACGTAGAAGAATTAGTTGGAAATTATTATTCTAAGCAGTTTGTTAAAGATAAAATTCTTAGACTTACACCAGAAGAACAAAAGAATATTGAAAAACAGATTAAAAAAGAAGAAAAAGAAGCTGAATCAGATGGGGATCAATATCCACCGCAAACAGGAATGCCTCCTGCGGTTCCACCAGTTAATAAAATTAATGTACAACCTGGAGCGGATCCAAGTGGTGGAGCATTTACACCGGCAGATCAGGGTTTGGCAACATCTCAAGGAATGCAACAGGCCCAAGATGAAGTACAACCAGAATTGCTAGCAGGGGAAAATATATTAACGCTAAATAAGAAAAGAATATATGGTGGAAAATAACGGTAGAGAAATTATAGCAACAATTATTGATGATATTGTTGCAGGTAGAGATTACAATGCAATGACTTCAGTTCAGGATGTATTACAAAAAAATACTTCTGGAAGAGTAACAGATTTTAAAAAAGATCAAGCAGAAACAATGTTCAAGGAAAAGAAAGATGTTTAAATACGATAGTAAAACATTTTTACCATCAGATCAACGCGAACGTGAAATAACGAATGATGATTTTAAACAATTGTGGGAACAAGAGTTAAATGAAATCAGTGATGAAGAAAATCCTGAATTTATGTTTCAAACAATGCATATGAAACTTGTGTTGGCAATAGCAAATGGAAAAATTAACGCTAAAAAGGCAGCATTAGAAGAATTAGCCAATCGAGGTTATGATAAAAACGGCAAATGGGTTGGATGGGATGAAGATCCAGCACAAACCGCCCAAACTGCCAAAAAACGTGTAGGCGCTTTCCGCGCAATGCAAAAGAAGAGATTCGTATAAATAAAACTATACACTTTAGGAAATAAATATGAAATTACTTGCAGCAAATACAGTTAGTACGGCAACAAATTTAAGCCTAGGTAATGCTACTGCCGTAGCCGTAACTACTACCGCCGTTACATTAATTACTGTCATAGATAATACTGGAACAGCAGACGGCACAGACGGCACTGTAGTTGGTTCTATTTCATTACCAGCGGGTGTAACACAAGTTATTCAAAAAGATGCAGATCAGTATATTAAAGCCAGTGTTACAAATGCACAGTATACACCGGTTGCAAGAACAGGTTATTAAGGAAAACAAATGAAACTAATTTGCGAAGTAAATGAAGAAATAGAAACTCTGATTGAAGCAGAGGGAGACAAAAAAGGTTATTTCATTAAAGGTGTTTTCCTTCAAGCAGAACAGAAAAACAGGAATGGTCGCATATACCCTATGGAAACTATGGCGAAAGAAGTTGATCGTTATAGTAACCAATATATTAAAACAAATAGGGCTTTTGGCGAACTAGGTCATCCAGATGGACCCACCATTAATCTGGAAAGAGTTTCACACATGATTAAAGAGTTGAAGCAGGATGGACCCAATTTTACGGGTAAGGCGAAAATCATGGAAACTCCCTACGGGAAAATTGTTAAGAACCTAATTGACGAAGGTGCGAAGTTAGGTGTAAGTTCCAGAGGAATGGGTTCTCTGAAAACTGCAGGTGGTGCACAAATTGTGCAAAACGATTTTCATCTTGCAACGGCTGGTGATATTGTTGCAGATCCCTCCGCCCCCATGGCTTTCGTAGAAGGCATAATGGAAGGCAAGGAATGGGTTTGGGATAACGGTATTTTAAAAGAAGCTGAAGTACAAGAAATTAAAAACGTAATAGTTAAAGAATTTGCTAAGAAAACAAAGGACGAATCGGTTTACGCTGACTCCTTTGAAAAGTTTTTATCAAAGCTTTAATTTTATAAATATATACAGTAACTAAAAAATCATAGGAGATTGTAAATGTCTGAACAAGAAACTGTCCAAAAGCAGCAGTCTCTTGCCAATAGTGTGAACGAACTAGAGACTTTAGCTCAACAAGCATTGGAATTAGATGGCGAGGCAAGGGAAGAGCTCGTTGAACAGATTAAAACACGATGCGAAGAAGAGGGTCTGTCTTCCCAAGAGACTGATGAGCTATTGGAAGAGATAGGTCTTGTTCAGGAAGCACGAGTGGTACAAGAGGCTGATAACAAACCTAAAGCTGGAAAGGGCGAATCTGCTGAAAAAGTAGAAGGCGACCATGGTAAGGAAAATCCAGATCCAAATCAAGTAAAAGGATCCGGAACCGCTATGGGCAACCCAGTTAAGGGAAAAGCAAAAAATAACGATAAGGGTGAATCAATGGAAAAGGTAAAAGAAGATTTATTGCCTAAAACAAAAGCCGGTATGATGGCAGCTGTTTATGAGAAATTAGGGAAACTGAAGAAAGATCAGATTTCTTCTAATTACGAATCCATTCTAAAATCCTTAGAAATAGTAACAGAAGGCACAGAAGAGCCTACTGATACAAAGCCAATTGACGTCGCTGATGATATCAATGCATTAACCGAAGGTGAAGAACTTTCTGATTCTTTTAAAGAAAAAGCAAGTACTATTTTTGAAGCCGCGGTGCAAGCTAAAGTTAATTCAGTAATTATTGAAAGAGAGCAAGAGCTCGAAGAAAAAATGAAAGCTCAGCTCACTGAAGAGATTGACGAATATAAAGAAGAACTAGTTAATAAGGTAGATAGCTATCTTAACTATGTTTCTGAAGAATGGGTCAAGGAAAATAAACTTGCCATTGAAAAAGGAATCCGTACAGAATTAACGGAAGGATTCTTAGTTGGTCTTAAAAATCTATTTACTGAACACTACATTACAATCCCGGAAGAGAAAGTTGATGTTGTAGACGATCTATTTACAAAAGTAGAAGGTCTTGAAGAACAACTCAATGATCAAATTCAGAAAAATGTAGAAGTTCAAACAGAACTTACCAAGTTTAAAAAAGAAAAGGTCTTAGGCACTATTACAAAAGACTTGACTGAAACCCAAAAAGAAAAAGTAGCGGACTTAGCTGAAAATGTTGAAGCTGACAATGCAGAGGACTTTGAACAGAAGGTTGAAGTACTGAAGGAAAATTATTTTCCAACAGAAGACAAAAAAGTCGCAATGGTCGAAGACGTAGAAACATCAAGTGATGATGAATCCACTCCAACTAAATTACAAGAGGGAATGGATAAATACATGTCGGCTATTTCACGACAAGTTAGATAATAATAACAACAACAACTTTTTTAGTAGTTTATAATAAAACATTTAGGAGATTAACAATGTTTTTATCTGAAAATTTACAAGAGAAGTGGGGTCCTGTTCTTGACCATCCTGATCTTCCTCAAATCAAAGACTCTTACCGAAAAGCTGTTACAGCAGTTCTGTTAGAGAATGAGGAGAAGTCGATCCAGGAAGAAGGCGGTTCTTCACTTTTATTTGAGAGCTCTCCTACGAACCAAGTTGGTGCCGGTATGGGTACCACAGCTGGAAATATCAAGGGTTATGACCCAGTACTTATTTCTTTAGTTCGCAGAAGTATGCCTCTCTTAATCGCATACGATGTTTGTGGTGTTCAACCTATGACTGGTCCGACTGGCTTAATTTTCGCCATGAAGTCCCGTTATGCAAGTCAGACTGGTTCAGAAGCACTTTTCAGTGAGTCTGATTCCGGAGTATCTGGATTGAAAGCTGGTGGAACTTCCGCTCATACATCAAATGGTAACCCAGCGGCTGCCGCTTCTAGTTCAACTGCATATCTCCCAGGTCGTGGAATGACTACGACTACAGGTGAAGCACTTGGCGATTCGGCTGCAAACGCTTTTGCTGAAATGGCCTTCTCAATTGATAAGGTAACTGTTACAGCGAAAACACGTGCTCTCAAAGGTGAGTACACGATGGAATTGGCACAAGACTTAAAAGCAATTCATGGTCTTGATGCTGAAACTGAACTTTCTAATATTTTAAGTTCAGAAATTCTGTCGGAGATTAACCGCGAAGTTATCCGAACAATTTACGGTAACGCCAAAACTGGTGCCCAAACCAACGTAGCCTCCGCCGGTACATTCGATATGGATGTCGATTCAAACGGTCGCTGGATGGTTGAGAAATTTAAGGGTCTCATGTTCCAGATTGAGCGCGAAGCTAATGCAATCGGGCACGACACACGTAGAGGAAAAGGGAATATCCTTATGACTTCTTCGGATGTTGCTTCCGCACTGCAAATGGCAGGAGTGCTTGATTATCAATCTGCCGTTCCAGGTGGATCGTTGAATGTTGATGATACACAATCAACTTTTGCTGGTACTCTTAATGGTCGTTACAAAGTATATGTTGATCCATATGCAACTATTCAAGACACAAACTGGTTTGTGATTGGATATAAAGGTTCGTCAGCTTATGACGCAGGACTTTTCTACTGCCCATACGTTCCACTACAAATGGTACGTGCGGTTGGTGAGAATTCCTTCCAGCCAAAAATTGGATTCAAAACACGATACGGAATGGTATCGAATCCTTTTTCAACAGGAACCGCTGCATCCAGTGATGGATCACTCACATATAACACAAACGTTTATTACAGACGATGTCTTGTCACAAACTTGATGTAATCTTGTATTAAATTAAGTGATATAAATAAGGGTAAGGGGTCTTAGATTTCCTTACCCTTTTTTTTTGAGGTTTCATGGCAGCAACAAAACAACCAGACAACATAAACTATCTTTCGCCTACTGGATTCAGGTTCTCTTGTCAAGCTATGCCTGAAACTCAATTCTATTGCTCACAGGCAGTAATACCTGGAGTATCTATTACAGAAGTACCAGTAGCAACTCCCCACAGACAACATTGGGTGGCAGGTGATAATCTTATGTATGATGAATTTACTATTACAATGATAGTAGATGAATATATGCGTAATTGGCAAGAAATTCAGGAATGGATACTTGGATTAGGTAAGCCAGAAGGTTTTAAACAATATGAAAGAGCTGTAATAAAAGAAAGAATTAAAACACAAGGCTCTTTATTTGTACTCACCGGTTCAAAAAACCCAGCATTAAGATTTGATTTTTATGATCTATGGCCAAAATCCATATCATCAATAAACTTTGATATTCAGGCCTCTGAGATTACATATGCAACAGCAGATGTAGCTTTTCAATATAACTATTATGAAATGACGAGATTAAACCCATCAATGTAATATGAAATTAAGTGAAATACAGACGTTATGGCAAAAAGATTGTCATATCGACGATACCAAATTAGATGTTGAATTATTAAAAATCCCCAATCTTCACAGTAAATACTTGGAGTTATATAATGATGAATGCCTCCAACAAAGAAAATATTTCTACGAAAAAAAGAAACTTCTAAAATTAAAGACTATTTACTATGCTGGTAAAATGAGTCAAGGAGAATTAGAGGAACTCGGTTGGGAACCATTCATGTACAAAATCATTAAAGGATATGAGCCTAAAATAGAAACATATCTTGGGGGTGATAATGATTTAATTAAAGCAGATGAAAAATTAGACTATATAAAACAGAAAGTAGATTTTCTAGAGTCAATTATCAAGTCCCTAAATACTAGAGGATATAATATTCGATCAGCAATTGACTTTTTAAGATTTACAATGGGATCATGAAATTAAGTAAAGTAGATGATGTACATATGTTTATTGATTGCGATGCTTCACAGTCTGCAGAGCTAAACGATTACTTTACTTTTGAAATTCCAAATGCAAAATTTACTCCATCATATAGAAATGGTTTCTGGGATGGAAAAATTAGATTATTCGATGTTAGAAAAAGGCAACTGTACTATGGACTATATGAATACGTTAAAAAGTTTTGTGAAACCGGAGACTATGAGTTACAAATTGATGAAGGCGTTACGGTCGGGGATCATAATTTTAGTGATATTGATTGCACTAGATATAGTGAGCGACTTAATTTAAATCTAACTCCGAGAGATTATCAATTACAAGCTGTCAGGCATTGTATTAATATGGATAGATGTTTACTTCTATCACCGACAGCATCTGGTAAATCTTTCATAATATATTTGTTACTCAGGTATTTTAATACAAGGAGTCTAATAGTGGTGCCAACTGTATCACTAGTACAACAAATGTATACCGATTTTCAAGAATATAGTGATGATTGGAATGTTAAAGAACATTGCCATTTAATCACTGCTGGTGTAGAAAAAGAAACCGATAAACAAGTTGTAATCTCTACATGGCAATCTATCTATAATTTGCCTAAAGATTACTTTAAAGAGTTCCGCTTTATGGTTGGCGACGAAGCACATTTATTTAAAGCAAAATCTTTGACTTCAGTAATGAGTAAGCTAAAAAACTGTCGTTGGAAGTTTGGAACTACTGGAACTTTAGATGATTCCCAAACTCATAAATTAATCCTTGAGGGGTTATTTGGTCCTGTTTTTCAAGTTACACAAACAAAAGATTTAATTGATGCAGGATACTTAGCTCAATTTAATATACAATGTATAATATTCAGATATACACAAGAAGAAAAATTAGAAGCTAAAAAGTTTAATTATCAAGATGAAATTTCTTTTCTTATTAATCATGAAAAACGAAATAAATTCATTCGTAATCTTGCATGCGATCAAACAGGAAATACATTATTATTGTATCAATTCGTTGAAAAACATGGTGAAATATTATATAATATAATACAAGAAAAGGTAAATAAAGATAGAAAAGTATTTTTTGTATATGGAGGAGTAGATGGAGCAGATAGGGAAGAAATTAGAAAAATCACAGAAAAAGAAACCGATGCGATTATTGTGGCTTCATTCGGAACTTTTTCTACTGGTATTAATATTAGGAATCTTCATAATATCATTTTTGCCAGTCCTTCTAAGTCTAAAATAAGAAACCTACAATCAATAGGTAGAGGATTGCGAAAAGGAAGTAAAAAGGAAGAAGCTACTTTATATGATATTGCTGATGATTTATCTTATAAAACGTATACTAATTATACACTCAAGCATTTTAAAGAGAGAATCTCTCAATATAATGAACAACAATTTAAATATCGTATGTTTCATATTGGAATCTAAATTATATATTCCTCTGTGGCAACAACATATTTATTATAACATATTTAAATAAAAAGGTCAAGGGAAAAATAAAAAAAATAAATCCTTGATTTTATTACAGAAATAGGGTATAATATGTCATTAAAGAAAAAATCTATCGAAGTTTTATTTGAAGATGGTAGGATATTGTTACCGAATAATAGGTGGACACCTTATCATCAATTAGAACACGAATATATTCATGAGAATAGTATTGATTCAGTATTCAGAAATACTGTTAATTTAGAATTATCTAAATGGGTTAGTGTTCTCGTAGATTATGGATATGGGGATATAGTTTGTAATTTAAATTATTGGTTATGGCTAAATGAAATAAGACCTATTAAAATAAAGATTTTAATTGACAATACCCATGAGAAAAAAGGTTTTAATAATAAAGAAACCACAAGAGATAAAATTGAATATTTAATACATAAACAATGGCAATCAAATATTGAATATAAGTATGTTACAATACGAAGATCTTTTGGTAATATGTTAAGGACTTATAAAAGTGCGTTCCGAGGTAAGGGATTAATGAAACATTGCGACAAGACTTACCGGGCAATGTGGTATAAGTATGTACCTGTTAATTTAGAACAATATTGGTTTACTCCTCTTTCAATGCAATTAGAATGGTACCCAACAAAATCACAATGGGAAGAGAACATCCATAAAGACCCAAAGAAAAAATCTGCAGTATTATATAGATATTCACCTCCTAGAGATTGGGATTTAATTACAAACTATTCTTTTGCAAATATTGGTGATAAAATGATATCACAAGATGAAAAGGTGGTTAATAAGTATTGGACTAATTTAGAAAAAGCTTTAAAGAAAGAAGGTTATGCAATTGAATATCTTGATTATACTATGACACCAAATCAATTATTTACAAAAATATCTAAAGCTACAATGTTGATTTCATCTAGAGGTGGTTTTTCATACTTAGCACAGCACATTGGAACCCCTACGGTTACAATTTTTCCTCCTGCGAATACAATTCTTAATAGAAATTATGCGGGCCAGCATATTCAATTTCATAATAGATCAATTAAATTATTCGAACCAGAACATATTGCAAAAGTTGAAATTGATGAATTATCTAAAAGAAGTACATTAGAAAAATCTACAGCGTATTGGAAACAAACAGTATATAATACTCTTGAAAAAATGCAAAAATTAGAAGATGATGTTAGTTCATTTAGTCATCATACATCAAAAGTTTATAGAGAAGCATTACAAAAAGACGCAAATGAACAACCTAAGGAAGATTTAAGTAAAATACTCCCCACTATTCAATCAAAAGAGAATGAAGATTGGGAAGGAAAAACCGTGAAAGCAACTATTAAAAAGGCTTTAACTAAAAAACCTAAAAAATCTAAAAAGAAAAATGTGAAAAGTGGCAAGAAAAACTAAAGGTATTATTCATAGTAGAAAGAGAGGTGTGAAAAAGAGAACTAGTATAGGTATATCTCGACGTTCAACACCTAAAAATAAATCTAAAAAAGCTAACTGGAAAAAATATAGGGGGCAAGGAAAATAGATTATGGCTAAAAAGAAATCAATACATTATGTAGATAATAAAAAGTTCCATGAGGAAATGGTTGCTTATAAAACCCATTGTGCAGACGTGAAAAATGATGATCCTGAAGCATTGATTCCAATTATACCAGATTATATCGGTGATTGTTTTATGAAGATAGCGGAGAGATTAAGTTTAAGACCTAACTTCGTTAATTATGCATTCAGAGATGAAATGATATCAGATGGCATTGAAAATTGTGTTCAATCTGCTCATAACTTCAATCCAGAAAAATCATCCAACCCTTTTTCATATTTTACACAAATCATTTACTACGCCTTTATAAGACGTATTCAAAAAGAAAAGAAACAACTATACATAAAATATAAGACCATACATAATAATAGTATGATATCAGATAGTGTTTCAATTTCTGATCATGATACTGAAGGAGCATATAATGTTGAAGTATTATCTGAAGAACAAAAAGCTAACATATATAAATTTGTAGGCGATTTTGAAGCTGCTAAAGCTTCTAAGAAAAAACAAAGTCCTAAAACAGGTGCAAATACATTAATCCCACATATGGTAGAGGCTACTGAATCCACGTCATGATATCAGCTATTATCACCGATACTCATTTCGGTGCAAGAAACGACAGTTTAGCATTCAGTAATTATTTTGCTAAATTTTATACCGATATATTTTTTCCTTATTTAAAAAAGCATAATATAAAACACCTTATTCATATGGGTGATGTATTTGATAGACGAAAGTTTATCAATTATAAGTCATTATATGATGCACGTAAATACTTTTTTGATCCTTTAGAAAGTAATGACATTGAATGCTGGATGTTAGCAGGCAATCATGATACTTTCTATAAAACAACAAATGAGGTAAATTCGGTAAGTTTACTTTTAAAAGATTATCCAAATATTCAAGTTTTTGACAAGGCCATCGAGATGGAAAATTGTGTTTTAATGCCTTGGGTATGTAATGATAACTATGAAGAAAGTATTAAGATAATAAAAAATACTAAACACGATTTAATGTTTGGTCATCTTGAAATTATTGGTTTTGAAATGATTCCAGGACAGTTTAGTCCAGAAGGATTAGATCGTAAATTATTTAATAAGTTTGATATGGTGTTTAGTGGACATTTTCATCATAAAAGTGATAATGGAACTGTTTATTACACGGGAAATCCCTATCAAACTAATTGGTTAGATTATAAGGACC